ATCCGAAGAGCCTAAACACAATAATCTTTTCTAAAGTCTTCGGCACGCACACGACTCGGTGTGATATTGGGATCTTTGTCTTCGGATAGAGTGAAACTTATCTTCATGCAGGATCTGCTCCCCGTTCGTAAGAACGCAAAGAGGGGTAGAACCACTTTCAATTCCAACGTTGGCTACAACCTCTTTAAAGGTGTAACAGCAACGAAAACTTTAATATTGTTTACATTATGATTATTAATATAATCACCTTTATTTGGCGACTTTGGACGGTATTTACCACACCGTTCTTAGGCAGTATAGTAAAGTGAGAGTGCGAATGTTCCCCTCTTTCGAAAGAGAGACACGGGGCACACTCAATACCTAGCCTTCAATAGATTGTATCTATCTGCAGCTAAAGTCAATAAAGACTGGTTATCCGAGGACTATTTTCTAGCCATCTAGATAATCCCGTAATGTAATGTTTTACTTACGTTAAAGTTAGTAATTGTGTTAGTAGCCTTTAGATGTATCATGTAGATGACACCTAAAATTTACAATGACACGTTCACTTCCTTTATTATATCGATCTTCTATCGATTTGGCTCGCGACATTGACTGGTCAAAACATAATCGTAAAGGTTATGTAGTGAGAGATCCTCTTAACCCAGATTTCATTCAGTACTTAACTGAGTCGGAATATATTCGACTTCAGATAGTTACGATGTCTGAGAATCTGCAGATCGAGGTGATCGCATCTCCATCAGATGACCGAGACCGTATGAGAATGAAGTACCCTGGGATTTACGGAGAAGATCCGTTCAGTAATGATAAAAAATCCCCCTTACCTAATTTTGGAAAGACACGGTTATTTAACCTTTTTTCCGGTTGGAAAATGAATGGTTCTATGATCGAATTCAATAGAAATATTGATTTCTTTTTCATTCACTATGCTATGAATTTAGCAAGTTGGATGAATATCCGATTTAGTAGTTCACTATTTAAATCAACAAGGAAAATAGGTATCAGAATGTTCTTAATAAAATCATACAGAGGAATTAACCAATGTATAATTCGTTTAAAAGTTTCGTCAATAGTAGTTTTGCACTATCTATCTGGAAACCCTATATCAAGTACAAATGATTTAGGACAAAGAATCAGAATAGTAAATGGACTACCCGCATGGTTACCACCTCATTTAAGAGGGATAATCAGAACGAAAACTTCTCCAGTGATAAAATTGATATTATCTCTTCTATCTTCGTATAAAGGAATTAAAGGTATTTATAAAAAACCTGACCTTTCTACGATCCAAGCTCCTAGATTCCATCCTCCAATTAAGGGAGAAGAAGATCTATTTAGCTTAGGGACTAAATATAGTTTACCGTTCACACTGGATGCCTTTGCTGATTGGTCTGAAGTTTTAAAAACTCGGAACTTATTCTGGAGGGTTTATAACCGATTTAATGTTCCCGTAGACTTCACTTTAAATAGTGAAGCTCTACCCATAAATCTGAAAGCAGGACCTAATAGTCCTGTTTCCTTTTTAGGAGCAGCTGCTGATGCAGTAGGCCATCTTTCGATGGGTCTTAAATCTCCATTATTAAAACTAATACACTATGTTACGCGTAGAAATGATGATTTGCGAAATACAAACATCTCAACTACGTATTCAAGAGTGTTAGATATAATGTCTAAACTTGCTACAGATAGTGTGAAGAGTATTAAAGACTCTAAAACAACGACTGTTTCTCCATACTCAATAGAAACATTACAAGCCGCCGATGCATCTGAAGATTTTAACTTCTTCAAGACGAAGGGTAAGTACCAACCGAGAAAATCAGTTGCGAATACTTGGAATCCATTTGCGAATTTAATCTCAAATCCTTCAAACATAAAATTGGGTAAGCTTGCCATTAAATTGGAAGCAGCCGGTAAAGTGCGAGTTTTCGCCATTATCGACTATTGGACTCAAGTTTTTCTTGAACCAATACACAAATCTATGTTTAGAATTTTAGAAAAATTACCTATGGATGCTACTTTCGATCAGTTAGGTGCAGTGGAGAGATTTATGAAAACTCCCCATGAATACATAGCTAGCTTCGATTTAAAATCGGCTACGGATTTGATTCCGCAACAGCTGTACGTACATGTTCTACAACCTTGGTTTGATCCAAAGGGGACGCGTCCTGAGCTTGCTCAATTATGGATGAATACTCTGGTTGAAAGAGATTTCCATTTCGATGGAGAGAAATACCGTTATAGTAGAGGTCAGCCAATGGGTGCATTGTCATCCTGGGCGTCTTTAGCTATAATTCATCATTATCTTGTATTTTTGGCCGCACTTAGAACAAACTTAGTGGGGTTCGGAGATTATCTGATATTAGGTGATGACGTAGTAATTGGTAATAAAAAAGTTGCCGATTCATACTTAAACGTATGTAAAGACTTTGGAATTGTTGTTGGTCTCCCTAAATCCTTTCAATCTAATAATGGTTTCTTCCAATTTGCTTCCCAAGATATTTTAGATCAAACTAATATATCTCCGGTTAGCTTAAAAGAAGTACTATCCATCGCGCAGATCGAATATCAATTTAAGTCTCTAAAACAGATTACTGCTTTAGGACCGAGAGTTGAGTTTGTGAACCGATTGGTTAGAAAAGGATTTATTGAGAATAAAATAACATCTTTACTCAGAGCGACTATGTCGTATTCCGAGTGGACTAAAGTAAACAGGTATTTATCCCAAGGGATAGTACCTGCTCGTTTAATTCCGATGATAATTAGTCTGCTTACTTCGACCGTAAGGTTAGAAGCGAACAGATTCAGTGTATCGCAATTAATGGGCTCTTTACGAGGTGATATTAACATGCTCACTGGTAATAAGGAAGCTACTGTTTCAGAACAGAATGCATTCGTTACTGATCTAATTGAGAAATTAGATGTTCACTTAAATGATTCCATTGCTAAAACGCAGCAAAGAATTGTGAAGTACGGGGAGTTTTCCTCTGTGCTTAGTACACATCCTTTGGGTAATATTTTCGCTGATTCCATTGGTTCTAAAACCACGGAAGCATTGATGGATATTATAAAAATACGTAAAGCTTGGAAGGAACTGTCGGAACACATTTATGCTGATATTGAGCACAATAAAATAGTTTATTTATTGTGGGATGGGGATGCATTAGATGCACACATCTCATACCTAAATATCCACACGATTTTTGAAATGCTTTCTAAGTTAGAAGCGATTCGAGACCATGTAGATATTTTCAAAAAAGCTATTGATGAAATTCGTTCTGGTTCCTCACCTAATAAGGTGAAAACTTTCTTGTCTTTTTGTAGCCCTAAAAAGGATACCAAACAAG